GTATTCTCCTCAATGGAATGAATTATTTGATAAGGTGCACGAATTTGAGTTACGAACCGGCAAGAAATGCGGTTTCGATTTTGATGTGTCGCGTCGCGACAGCAGGGTCTATCAATGGGCTTTCCACCTCATGTTTTTGGTGTTGGTTTCGAAATATAAGGATCCCACTGAGGAAGATATTCGAAGAATCAAACAGATTATTAAATCCACTATGCAAAAGATTTGTACCGCCCCTGACGGCTCTAATTGGTTTATTGACCATGGAAATGCCTCAGGATGGTTTGGCACTTGTGATCTAAATGGTTTTGTCACTTTTTGTGAATTATTACTTGCATGGATTCATACTGTTCCAACACACTTAGCTACTAGAGAAGCTTTTCTTGAGAATGTTGTTGTTCAAATTTTTAGTGATGATGGACTTTGTTCAGTACATCCAGATGTTCAACAATATTACAATCCGACTACCATCTCAACTTACCTGAAGACAATTGGTGTGACTTATAAGTTTAATTCTGAAAAAGATTTTGATTTCCACCATACAGATGATTTAGTATTTTTATCTATGTCGTTTAAACATGTTACTTGGTTCGGTAAAAACGCAGTTGTCCCATGTCCGCAACGCGATAAAATTATGGTTACTTTGTGTCGTTATTTAGCGACAAATGATCTCTATGATTTGATCACCATAGTTAACAATGCGCGTATTTTAGTTTTTGCGCGTGATGATTTATTGCAAGCACTGACTAAATTATTAGAACATCTTAAACAACTTCATGGCACTATTGCTTCTCCTGATCATCAACGATTCATCATAGCTATGAATAGTTTTAAGACAGATGATGAGATTAAAGAGATGTACCTCGGTGTTCGACAGGAATGTGTGGGGAGCGTTTCCGACTTTTCTCGCTCTACACCTGAAGCGGTCGATACATGTGATGCCGCTTTAAAAGAACACTGGACCTGCCATCATCCCACAGCAGACGTTTACGCTACCTTCAAACAGGAGCCTCTATTTTCGCAGAAACAGCAAACGATTTACAATCTTTCATCGACATACTCGAAAATGCCGGGGCAAGGCCGCAAACAGCAGAAAAACAACAACTCCAACAAGAAGATCAACCAGAAACTATCGAAGTTGACTCAAGCGGAGAAACAGATGCAAGCCACTCTCAAGAAGGCTTTGCGTCCAACCAATACCAACATGGTTCGGGCAGTGAAAGGAGGAACTCCAATGATGCTCAAAGCCAACAAGAAAACGGAGACAAATTATTATCTTCAGTCTCTGTTGGCTCCCGAAGATTCACGCGGGGCCCGAATTCCAGATTATTACACGTTCCCGACATCCACCCTGCACCTCGAAACCGATCTTTCGGTAGCTAGTGGTGCCAATGGTGGTGTTGCCATGATGATCTGCCCGACTAGGTTGAACAATCCCGCCACCTCATATTTGTTGGATGGCACTGGGTTTTATTCCCTTAGTCCTGTCACTTATACAGCAAATGGCTACACGCAAATTAGCAATCTATACTCTCAGTATCGTGTTGTCAGTTCTTGTGTTGTCATCCGCTATACAGGTGCACCTATGAATGCCCAAGGTGAATTGTTTGCCGGGCTTTCAACTGGTGGTGTTACTTTGACTGGACAAACTTGGTCTGGTTTGTCCTCCACTTGTGTCGATTCCGAAGTGAATCCTGTTTTATCAGGTGCTCGTGTTCTCTATTTTCCGATCGATTATTCTGATCGCAATTTTAGACCAATCAACGATGCTACGGATGTCACTCCCATGATTATTTGGGGTGCAGTCGGTCTCGTCACACCCGTTACCAACTTTGAGGTTAAATTGTACCAAAATCTTGAATTACTGCCTGCAGTTGGTTACGAAAACATCATCCCTATGGGCAAAAGTCCATCTGCACAACCTTTGGTTGATCATGCCGCATCTGCTATCAGCAGTGGTAAGATTAAGAATGTTGGTTCTCTCGACTTCTTCAAGAAACCAGCTTTCGTTAAAAAGGTTTCGCAGATTGGTGCTAGTGCTCTATCTGCAATTGGTGGTCCATGGGCTCAACTCGCAGCTGCTTTAGGCAGTGCGGCGTTGGAAATGTAATAAGGGGGTGCTTAAACACCGGCCCCTTTAATAAGCATGGAATCTTCACAACATACACCAAAAGCAGTGCCAGCTGTTCAAACTGGCAATTCTGACCAGACACTGTCTCCTTCTCATGTGGAAGTTGGTGGTAATCTGGAATTTCAACACGACTTGCAAAGTGTAACACAATGGGACCTTAACATTGTTATCCCGCTACGTCATTCTCCGAAACCTCTTGACTGGAGAAGATTAGCGCAAGGTGATCCAGTTAAATCTGCGGTCAATTCTTATTTGCAAGGTGATCCGGTGAACTGTCAACAGTTTAATCAAATTGTTTCATTCATATACCGTAAGGAGGGAGTCCTTATCAAAATACCCCGCTCTGAACTAGAGCGAATTATCGCAAGCAATGCTTTCGACTCAGTTCTACATCAAGTGATGCTCAATCTACAAGCCTCGGGAATATACCCGTTGTAAATTCGTTAAAATCACATCCAATCAGAC